ATCTGGCCCCGTGGTGGTGGTCACAGTGGTGGTGCCCTTGCGCGTCACAGTGGGGCCGTCATAGCTGTAGTCGGTTCGCTCCTGGCGTGTCTCCTTCGAGCCGTCAGGCTTGTTCGTCACCGTCTTGGGGCCATCGATGCTGGCCGGGCCGCTCACCGTCGGCGTCGCGTTGGGCCAATTGATGTTGCCGTACCTCGAAAGCTCGTCGATGACGCCAACAGGCGGGTTGTTGCGGTACAGGTTGTCCTTCACGTTCTGAGGCGTAGCCGGGTACCACGTAGGCGAGGCCGGCGTGGCATTGCTGCGCACGGCAGTCTGCGAGAAGTCGAACGCCTTCGCACCGGTGGTCTTGTTGTAGAAGGTCCACGAGCACGCGAATGTCGTCTGATTGCACGAGTTGAGCTGCGCCCGGTTCGCATCATTCAGGGTATTGCGATACGCGGTCCAGTTGGCCGCGGCGTCATCGAGGTACCACGCTTGCGTACTCTGCGGCGCAGAGTCCGAAGAGAACCAGAATTTGTAGCAGGGCGACATGGTGCAAATCTTCGGGTCGGTGTACTCAGGCACACCAGTGACCGGATTAAGCCGAAGACCATTGTTCGCCACGTAGGCAAGCGCAATAGGCGTTGCCACGCCGATGACGCAACCCACCAGGCCACCCGTGAAGCAGCCCGCCACCGCCTCAACGATGGCGCTTTTGGGGACCTCTGCGGTAACCGTAACAGGCACTTCCTTGCCAGCGACTGGCGCCTTCACAGCATCGGCGACGGTGACGCCGCCGCTGGCCGACTGGGCCTTCGTACCACTCGGACCAATGACCTTGAGCGCGCCGCCACCAGTGCCGATGGTGGTTGTCTTACCGTTGACGGCGGCATCCCAAAGCGCCTGGCCGGTAGCACGGTCGATGCCGCGCGAAGCGTGCGCCTTGGGCATTGCCATGAACAGCGCCGCCAACAGGAGCGGCATGAAAAAGCGCATGTTCATAGCGATGCCCTCCACGCCATGACGAACGCGAATGCGCTCATCCCCCCGAGCATCAGCACGAGGCCGAAGAAGAGAGCGACGAGCGCACCGCTTGCCATGGCCGGTCCCCGATCAGACCTTGCGGATGACGCGCTTGGCCAGGTCCGGACCCTTGAACACCAGGGCGATGCCCACGATGAGCAGGGCGGCGGCGCCGACCTTGGTTGCCACGCCCGACAGATCCACGGCATCGAGCGCCGCATCGACACCGCCCGTGCTGGTCTGAGCCAGCGCGTTGGTGATCATGAAGGGAGCAGCCAGAGCGAAAGCGGCGACACGGTTGAAAGTCTTCTTCATTTCGAAACTCCTAGTAGGTTGATGGAGCGGTGGCCCGACAACACGCCGGGTTGCACCCGACAGAGCACGGCGCTTCGCAGCGTTGGCGCCCTGTCGGCTACAAGCTCATGCTTTACGAATCAACCCCACAGCAATGCTCAACACGTAACCAATGAGCGCGGCCATCAACACCGCGCCGAAGCCGAAAGAGAACACCTTGAGAATCGCTTCCGGCGTAATGCCGAACTGCGCCGGATCGAGAATTTCCGCCGTAGTCGACCACTGCTGCGATTCGGGCGGGCAGGGGTTAGCGTCAGACGTGCAGATCAAAAAGCGTGTCATTCGTCAATCTCCGGGTAAACCTCGTCCACGTCGCACTCGTCACCGCACACGGGGCAGGCCATAGCGCCTTCAGCGGCCACCGGCAACCAGGCTTCGTACTCAACTTCGGCACCGCAGGAGGGGCATTCACCTTCGTGCATCACATAACCTCACTGAACGACCGCGGGCGCGTCATGCACCCACGAGAAAGGCCCTGAGGCCTCGATTGCGCGCGGGCCGGTCCGCACTCGGATAAAGCTCTGAAAACCGCCGCCTGTTGGTGCGAAGTCAGAAAGGAGAAGCTCGCCGGTCGCGTCATTGCGATAGCCGCCTCCCGCCGCAGGTCGGAAGCGGTCGCCGACCGAAGCATTGGCCTGCACATACGAAGGCCAAAGACACCAGCGCTTAATAGCAGCGCCCACAGAATCAAGGCCGCCAACGGCGGAGATGCGTGCACCACGGGGGAAACCTCCTACGTTCTTGCTATCCGCCTTCTTGGCGTAGCTCATGAGGTAGGCCACGGGCGCGCGGCCTTTCTCGGTGTTGGTGAAGCCATGCGACCACCATCCGCGCTTGTCGGCCATCGGCATTGAAACGCCCGCTGGCAGGAAGAAGATCGCGTGGTAGTGAATGACGCCACGGCCTTCGCCTTCGGCCTTGCGCTTGCCGTCCTGCAGCTCGGCGACCCACACGTAGCGCAGGCGCTTGCCGGGGCAGCGCTCTTTGAACCAGGCGCGCACGTTGCGGATGTAGTCGCTGATGTGGCGGGGCCTCCAGTCGGCATTCGTGCCGCGATAGGTCAAAGTGACCATCACGTTGTTGCCAGTGTCGGGCTCCAGATTCAGAAGGCACTTCGCGCCGACGCCGACCGCCTTGCGCATGCGGGTGATGCGCGCTGCCGCGCGGTCGATGGTGATGACGTTCTCTGCCCACACGATGGCGGCGGGCAGAGACTTCTTCACCACAAAACCACTTGTTGATTCTGAGACAAGCCCGCGCGCTGCGCGCGCTGAATCCAGACGCGACTTCACGCGCAGCGGAGCAGGCGAGGCTTCGAACCAGCGCATGCCAGCCTTCGACGTTTCGACGGCGCAAGCACTCATGCGAAGTACCCGATCAGATAGGCCGCATCGCGGCGCACCTTGGCCCATGCCTCTTCAAGCTGGGCCTCCCAGGAGGGCGAGAGCGGCAGCTCGTACTGCCACTCCACCCAAAGGCGAAGGCGCTGGAAGTCGCGGGCCGTCGTGCTCATGCTCGAGCGTCCTCAGGGAACGCCTGCGAGCGATAGCCACGGCGGGTGAATGCGTGGAAGTGATCTCCACAGCCCCACTGGAAGCGCGCCTCCGCCACCCCGAGGAACAGGTAGCGGCGCTGGATCGAACGCGCGGCAATCACAGCGATTCCCCCGCAGTGGGAATGCCCTTGGCGGTGTAGGTCAGATCGATGACGACCTGACCCGCGTCCGCCTCGGCAGTGATGGACAGCCCATCAAGACCGTCCTCTTCGGCATCGCGCAGAAGCCCGAGGATCGCGCCCTCAAGTTGCGCGAGCCGTGCCGCCTGCATCGCATCGCGCGATTGCATGGTGCACCCCTTCAGCTTGCCGACTTCGGAGCAGGGGCAGCAGCAGCCCGCGCGAGCCTCGGAGCCACCGAGAGACGGCCCTTCGAATCGACGTAGACGCTGGAGGGGTGCAGGACGTACTCGCCAGGCGCGTAGAACAGCGCGGCGCCGTCCTTATCCTTGGGGAGATTGATTTCGACTTTCGTCGGATGGGGGTCGGGGTTGCCCTCGCGGTCGGAGAGGAACATCCAGACGTCTTGAAACGACATGTCGTAGGGCTTGCCGGTGGTCTTGGCGTTGCCCTGCATGCGGCGCACCGTGGTGCTGGTGACTTGAACTTTGATCATGGTGGTGGCTCCTACGTTGCTACTCAACATGAGTAGTGACGCGGAAACTAACATCTACTCACCTTGAGTAGCAAGCGCTCTCTACAATTACTCAGCATGTGTAGCGACTACACAACATGAGGAACCACCCGATATGCCAACAACCATGAATCTGCTTGACGACGCGCTTCAGCTCGCCGCCGTGCCTGAGTGGACGAAGCGCCTGGGCCTCTCGAAGCAGGCCCTCTACAACGCGAAGGAGCGAGGCCACTTGAGCCCGGCGATTGCCGGAGCTCTGGCCGAAGAGATGGGGCAGAACCCGAAAGACTGGATCGTTGTCGCCGCCCTCGAAAGCGAACGCGACAGCGCGTGCAAGACGCGTATGCTGAAGCGACTGGGTGCGGTTCTAAAACGGTACTTTGTAAATCAGGCTAGGCGACGTGCCCGCTGAACGGCCCCGCGCGCTGCGGTGTAGCTCACGCCGAAGATTGCGCCAATTTCGCGGTAGCTCATGCCCATCTTGTAAAACTCGTCCGCGGTGCGTTGAGCATGCTCGCCAAGCACAACCGTCCGCCCGAACTTCACACCTCGCGCCACCGCAGCGCGCCTGCCGGCCTCGCAGCGCTCCCGAATGAGCGAGCGCTCGAACTGAGCTACGGCACCAAGAATTTGCAGGACAAGTTCCCCAATTGCAGATGACGTGTCTACCGGCTCCGTGAGCGAGCGCACAGCGCAGCCCATGTGCCGCAGCCGGTCCAGAAGAGCAAGCAGGTCTTTCAAGCTTCGAGCCAGACGGTCAAGCTTGTAGACCACCAACACATCGCCAGGGCGCAACTCGCGGAGCGCACGCTGCAATTCGAGACGCGGGCCGACCCCGCTACCCTTCTCTGAAAATACCCTACGAACGCCCGCGTTCCGCAGCGCATCGAGCTGCAATTGCGTCTCCTGTTCGCTCGTGGAGACGCGCGCATAACCGATCAACACCGCCCGAACTCAACGCGAATGCGCTCGAAGGATGTAAACCAGCATGTAGAGCCAGCAGCAGGCAATAACGACCCATGCGGCCCACGACCAAAAAGGCAACGGCCTGCGCTTTTGCTTCTGCACTGGCAGCTCGTCCTCGTGCTCTTCGCTCTTCTGCGGAGCATCCCGGTTAGCCCACCACTCACGCCAATAGTCACGATCCTGAATTCCCATGGGGCAGGACTGTAACCATCAGTACCCAAATCGGCTGCGCAATTCATCACGAATTTTCCGGGGTAAAAATGTCAATACTCACAATTGACAGGTAGGAGCCCGCAGCCGCGGGCGTTCCGCTTCAGCGCGGGCCCAACGTTCTCGGCATGTAACTCACCCTGAGCGGATTGGATGCACGCCTCCGACACAAGGTCTCCGGCAGACTGGCTTTGCATGAAGGGGGGTTCAAGCAGCTCGGCATGTAATGCGCTCCGGCTGCGCTCCGCAGGCGGTACCTCCCCGCGGCGCGGGGCCCCTCCCCCCGCGGTGCTCACCTACGCTCACAGCGAGGTGTTCGGCGACGACATGGCAGGAGCTGCCCCCTTGGGCATGGCGATGACTACAGGGTCGGTCTTCGAACCCTCCGGCACCAACGGCGCGTCACAGGTAATGGCCTTGGCACTACTGCCCCATCGCAGCGTACCTGCGCAATCCGTCAGCGGCTCCCAGCGGTAGCCGGCCTGCACGAGCTCATCGGAAGTGACCTGAGAAATCCGCCTTCCGGAATCACTCACTGCCATGGTGTAGACCTCTCGCTTACCCATCTTGATGCGGCCAGTGAGGTGAATGCCCTTAGAGGCATAGGGCTCGGGCACTTCCGGGCCAGACGCCGCCGCGGCGGGCACTGGCGCAACGCTGGCGGGCTTTTGTTCGCCAGGTTGGGGCCACGGTGGCGGGTTGGACTTGTAATCCTCGTACGCGCGATCTAGCCGGGCTTGAATCTCGGGAGGCATCTTCGGCGCTGGCTTCGCCTTGGGAGACGAAGGCCAGAACGCGTAGACGGCAAAAGGGATCGCCACCAGCCAGAACAGCCAGGTCATACGCTTGAACTTGACCACGAAAGGCGCAACGTCAGTCGCACCAGACTCCAAAACCGAATTGCCCTGAGTGTGGCTCTTGTAGAGCGAGAAGAAATGCGGCTCGTACTTCCGCTTGCCATCTTGGATGACCGCGCCGCGGTAGCCAGCGTGCACCTTCCGAATGTACTGGTCGGGCTCGCCCAGGATATCGGCCTTGCGTACCTTCACAACCATCGCCATCAGCTCGGCAATGTCCTGGCTCATCTGCCGGAAATTCTGCGTAGCCAACACGACATCGCAGTTGAAGTGCCGATGCAGCTTGTACCACTCGATGACGTGCTTGTCGGTGCCAATCTTGGGCATCGCCACATGACACTCGTCGACCACAAACAGCGGGCCGCGGCCACTCTTCGGGTGCTTCCAATCAGACCAGTAACACCACACCGTGCCAAAGCGCTTTGCGCCCTCTGGCGCCGGCTCGCTGTGACCGTCGTCGAAGAGCTTGAACGCTTGGCCTTGCCCGCTCTCCGGGTCTACTGCCTCCGCATTCCACACGCCGCGCACTGGAGCAGGCCCATAGCGCAGCTCGATCAACGCGCGATAGCTGGGATCGATGGCCGCATACGCCTCGACCACGACCGGAAGATTGGTGATGACCTTGCGGCCTTCCTTGAGCGCCGCCAGCACCTGAAAGACGCACGCCTCATAGCTCTTGCCAGAGCCGGGAATGCCCTGAAGACCGTTGATCATGATCCGAGCCTCGTGAATGGGATGAGCTGGAGCGCGAGCCGAATGCCGATAGCCGCGCCGATGATGGAAAGCGCCTGACCAACGCCTAGCAGGCCCAGCACGTTGAGCACATCGCCGGGCAAGCTGCCCCAGCTCTGCAAGCTCCCTTGCAGCGCGCCCAACTCCAGACTGTTGACGGCAGAAACAGCGATCTTGAGCGCCTGCTCGAAAGGCCAGCACCAGGCGTCGCAAACCATGTCCCACAGCGCCGCGAAGACCTTGACGAACAGCTCCCCGATCCAGCCAAGCGCAGCCGCGATCTTGGCGAGAAGCATCGTGAAACCAGCAGCCATATCAACCTCCGAAGATCAGCGCACGCGCCAGGAACAGCGCGCTGAGGATGGTCACCACCTTGCCGAAATCCCACACCCAGCACGGCGGCGCGAAATCGTGGGCGCCGTACCCGGCCCAGCTTGCAAAGGTGAGGTCGATCGTGAGCACTGGGCAGGTGCCGGTGCTACCGATGTTCGTCGGCAAGAGCTGGTCTTTGAGCTGCATAAGGGGCGACTGCATCAACTCTGCCTTTTTCTCGTTCCAGATGCCCTCCATGCCGTCCGGATACTTGCGCTGATAGAGGTCAGGCACTTCCGGCAACGGCGTGTCTTCGGGCGCGGCCTCTTCTTCGGACTGCTGCGGGGCATCGACGCTGGTATCGGTGGTGGTGCT